TGACTCTTGCGGGTTCTGGCGCAGCATCAGACATCAGCTCCGGCGGCGTCAAGCTTAAGAAGATGAAGCTAGCCGGTTCTGGCAATGAGAAAGATGTTGCCACTGGTGGCGTCAAGCTCAAGAAGATGAAGCTGGCTGGTTCTGGAACAGCATCAGACATTAGCTCTGGTGGCATCAAGCTCAAAAAGATGAAGTTGGCTGGTTCTGGAGCAGCATCAGACATTAGTTCCGGCGGCGTCAAGCTCAAGAAGATGACTCTGGCGGGATCAGGTAATGAGAAAGATGTCGCTTCTGGCGGTATCAAGCTTAAGAAGATGAAGCTGGCTGGTTCTGGAACCGCATCAGACATCAGTTCAGGCGGCATCAAGCTTAAGAAGATGAAACTAGCCGGATCAGGCAATGAGAAAGACGTGGCCTCAGGCGGCGTCAAGCTCAAGAAGATGACTCTTGCTGGTTCTGGAACAGCATCGGACATCAGCTCAGGCGGCGTCAAGCTTAAAAAGATGAAGCTGGCGGGAGCTGGTAACGAAGACGATGTCGCTTCTGGCGGTATCAAGCTCAAGAAGATGAAGCTGGCCGGTTCTGGAACAGCATCAGACATTAGTTCCGGCGGCGTGTCGCTTAAGAAGATGCGTATCGCAGGATCAGGCAATGAGAAAGATGTCGCTTCTGGCGGTATCAAGCTCAAGAAGATGACTCTTGCTGGTTCCGGTGCAGCTTCTGATATTAGCACTGGCGCCGTTTCGCTTAAGAAGATGCGCCTATCCGGTTCAGGCAATGAAGATGACGTTGCTTCTGGACATGTTGCACTCAAGAAGATGCGCCTATCCGGATCAGGCAGAGCATCAGACATCAGCTCAGGCGGAGTTTCGCTTAAGAAGATGCGTGTTGCTGGATCCGGAAACGAAGACGACGCTGCCTCAGGTGGTGTTTCGCTTAAGAAGATGCGCCTGTCTGGTTCCGGTGCCGCTACAGGTGCTAGTACTGGAAGTGTGCAACTTAAGAAGATGCGCCTGTCTGGTTCTGGGAATGAAGACGATTCCGGAACCGGTGCCGTTAAACTTCATAAGATGCGATTGTCCGGAACAGGCAACGAAGACGATGTCGCTACTGGCGGTATCAAGCTTAAGAAGATGAAGCTAGCCGGATCAGGCAGAGCATCAGACATCAGCTCCGGCGGCGTCAAAATCAAGAAGATGACTCTCTCCGGATCTGGAAGAGCGTCTGATATTAGTTCCGGTCATGTCGCACTTAAGAAGATGCACTTGTCGGGTTCTGGAACTAAACAGGATTCTGGATCAGGTAGCGTTCGACTTCATAAGATGCGGCTTTCAGGAACCGACGGATCTCAGGTAACACATGCTTCGGCTCTGTTCATATTCGCGCCATAATGAAGGGAGGTTAAACGTGGCAGACCCAACTGCAGGACAGCGAAGAATGTTCGCCAAAATGGGTGTGGCGATGCCGGATGGATCCTACTATATTCGTCCGGATCACCCAGAAGATCTTCAGAACGCAATCGACTCAGTCGGACGGGCTGCTGGATCCGGTGGCAAGACTGACGAGGAGCAGCGGAACGCAGTTCGTTCTCACATCATCAAGCGTGCAAAGGACTTGAAGAAGGCTTCGGCGATCCCGTCGACGTGGAATCCTGACGGGACGTTGAAGCACGACGACGTAGAAATTGATCCGAACGTCGAGGAGTTTCTGACTCATTTCGGCGTTAAGGGCATGCATTGGGGTGTTCGGAAGGATCGAGGATCTTCGACACCAGCACCTCGGGCAAAGCCGTCGACTGATGCAGCTCGAGCTGAGAAGATCTCGGCTAAAGCTGAGGCTGGAGCGCACACCCTGACGAACAAGGAACTTAAAGACCTTGTCAACAGGATGCAACTTGAGCAGCAGTACACGAAGCTCAATACTCCGGAGTCGGAGACGCGGTCCAAGAACGGCAAGAATTTCGTTCAGAAATACAACGGGCACGCTGCGACCGGTCTCACGGCGTTCAAGACTACCAAGGAGATTGCCAAAATAGTCGCTCCTCTCATTGTGGCCGCCGCTGCTGGAGCTGCTGCCGCCAAGGCCACCGGTAACACCGGTCCTGTGAGGATGCCGCAACTGGCGATCGGAGCTTAGAGAGGAGGACGTCGATGACTCTGTCAAATACGGCAACGCCAAAGTACTACGGAGCGTTCCGTGAAGCAGTTCTTCGAGGAGAGATTCCGGTTAACCGGGAAGTCTCACTTGAGATGAACCGCATTGACGAGCTCATCCGCGATCCGAATTTCTACTACGACGACGCAGCGATCGACGGGTTTATCAAGTACTGCGAGAACGAGCTCACACTGACTGACGGAAGCGATCTCTTCCTTCTGGACAGTTTTAAATTGTGGGCTGAGAGTCTTCTTGCCTGGTTCTACTTCGTCGAACGAAGTGTGTACGAGCCATATCCAGATGGCCATGGCGGTCGTTACGTACGCAAAGTTATTTGCAAACGACTTCGTAACAAGCAGTACTTGATCGTGGCCCGAGGATCGGCAAAGTCGATCTACGCCGAGTGCATTCAGTCATATTTCCTGAACGTGGATACATCGACGACGCATCAGATAACGGTTGCGCCGACGATGAAGCAGGCCGATGAGGTCATGTCACCGTTCAGGACTGCGATCACTCGCGCGAGAGGTCCTCTCTTTCAGTTCCTAACTGAGGGGTCGCTGCAGAACACCACAGGCTCAAGAGCCATGAGAGTCAAGCTAGCATCGACGAAGAAAGGCATCGAGAACTTCCTCACGGGATCGATTCTCGAAGTCCGACCGATGTCTATCGCTAAGCTCCAGGGCTTGAGGCCTAAGATCTCGACGGTCGACGAGTGGCTTTCCGGTGATATTCGCGAGGATGTTATCGGAGCTATCGAGCAGGGTGCTTCTAAGCTTGACGATTACATCATTGTCGCCATAAGTTCTGAAGGAACTGTGCGTAACGGCTCTGGCGATACGATCAAGCTTGAGTTGGCTGACATTCTCAATGATGTTTACCCGAACCCGCATGTTTCCATATGGTATTACAAGCTGGACGAGCTCGCAGAAGTCGCGGATCCAGCTATGTGGCCGAAGGCGAACCCCAATATCGGGCAAACTGTTTCTTACGATGTCTATCAACTGGATGTTGAACGGGCTGAGAAAGCTCCAGCATCCAGGAACGATATTCTCGCTAAGAGATTCGGTATACCGATGGAGGGGTTCACGTACTTCTTTACCTATGAAGAGACAGTTCCGCATCGTAAGCGCGAATTCTGGCGCTTGCCGTGTGCTATGGGCGCTGACCTCTCACAAGGTGACGACTTCACGGCATTCACCTTCATATTCCCGCTAGCTAATGGATCTTTCGGCGTTAAGACGAGAAGTTATATTTCCAGTCTGACACTGATGAAGCTTCCAGGAGCTATGCGGCACAAGTACGACGAATTCACGAACGAAGGCAGTCTTCACGTCCTCGATGGCGTTGTCCTCGACATGATGGAAGTTTACGAGGACCTCGAACGATTCATCGCCGCGAACGAATACGACGTGCGAGCTTTCGGGTTCGACCCGTACAACGCCAAGGAATTCGTCACGCGCTGGGAAGCTGAGAACGGTCCGTTCGGGATCGAGAAGGTTATCCAGGGAGCTAGGACTGAATCGGTTCCTCTTGGCGAGCTCAAGACCTTGTCAGAAGAACGCATGCTCATATTCGACCAGGCTCTTATGAGCTTCGCCATGGGTAACGCGATAACTATCGAGGACACGAACGGCAACCGCAAGCTTCTGAAGAAGCGGCAAGAGCAGAAGATCGACAACGTCGCTGCTTTGATGGATGCCTGGGTCGCATACAAGCTCAACAAGGACTCGTTTGAGTAGGGAGGTGAAATGGCAACAGACGATGAAGTAGACGAATTCTTTGCTCACCATGGCGTCAAGGGCATGCACTGGGGTGTCAGGAAGGCCGAGCGAGCTGCACGCGATCAGTCAATTCGCGACGCAAGAGCAAAAAACGTCAGTCGTATGGTAGAGACTAACAACCAGATTGTTAAGTTGAACCTTGCGACTACCGAGAAAGGCAAAGTGGCCGCAGTAAAGGCCATCAACCAGCTGCAGAAAGATGCAGACGAGTCGGGCGACAACAAGCTGGCCGCACAGAGAACTTCAGGAGAGAAAGCCGCCTCTGCTGTTCTTATCACAGCGGGCGCTGTTCTAGCTGCCAGGATCCTTCTCGGATGATATTTCACGCCCAAACATAGGAGGGAGGTGAGAGATGGCTGTAATGAGCGGTATAGTCTCATGGCTTAAGCACGGATGGAACGCCTTCGTCGCGCTTGACAGGAATGCCCCCCAGCCTTGGAACGAAGGGCCTAGCTACAGTTACAGGCCCGACAGAACTCGTTTCCGTATGTCGAATGAGCGATCGATCATCGCATCGATCTTGACTCGCATCGGAATCGACGCAGCAGCTGTGGATATTCGCCACGTCAAGCAGGATAATAACGGGCGATACGTTGCTGACATGCCTAGTGGGCTGAATGACTGCCTGACTGTTGAAGCCAACCTTGATCAAGGTGCCAGAGCATTCAGGCAAGACGCGGTTATGACACTTCTGGACAAGGGCGCCATTGCGATTGTTCCCGTCGACACAACCATGAATCCCCTGGATTCTGGAAACTACGACGTTAAGTCCCTTCGCGTCGGCGAAGTCATCATGTGGATGCCCCAGAGTGTCACGGTGAGAGTTTACAATGACCGTAAAGGGCTGAAGGAAGACATAATACTTCCCAAGAAGTTCGTTGCGATCGTTGAGAACCCGCTGTACACGATCATGAACGAGCCTAACAGCACGTTGCAACGGCTCATCAGGAAGCTCAACTTGCTGGATGCAGTGGATGAACAGTCTGCTTCCGGAAAGCTTGATCTTATCATCCAGCTTCCTTACGTGATTAAGACAGAGACACGTCGTGCCGAGGCAGAGAAGCGGCGCAAGGAGATCGAGGTCCAGCTTAAGGGTTCCCAGTACGGAATTGCTTATGCTGACGGCACTGAGAAGATCACCCAGCTTAACAGGCCGGCCGAGAACAACCTTCTTGAGCAGATCAACTACCTCACCACGATGCTTTACGGCCAACTCGGCCTCACTGATGAAGTGATCAACGGTACGGCTGACGAAGCCACGATGATCAACTACTATAACAGAACGATTGAACCCATTCTCTCTGCCATTGCAGAAGCGATTAAGCGAGCTTTCCTTACTAAAACAGCACGGTCACAGGGCCAGTCTATTATGGTCCTTAACAACCCGTTCAAACTTGTCGCGGCGACGGTTCTTGCCGAGATGGCTGACAAGTTTACCAGGAACGAGATCCTCTCGTCTAACGACATGCGGGCCATTCTTGGATACAAGCCTTCTACCGACCCGAAGGCTGACCAGCTACTCAACAAGAACATCCCAGCAGCATATGCTGAACTACCGCAGGACGGAGTTGCCCTGAAGAAGCCTGTGCTTCCGCCCAGATCTCCGTTCCCGCAAGTTCCGACAATACCACAAGGAGTTGCTAGTCAAAATGGCACCGGCCCCTGATTTCACCGGGTATGCCACCCGGAATGGCCTCAAGTGCGCGGACGGCAGGATCATCATGGCCGGTGCCTTCAAGGGCAACAACGGCCAGAAGGTTCCGCTGCTTTGGCAGCACGGTCACAACGATCCCGACAACGTGCTCGGTCACGCGATTCTCACCAACGTTGAAGACGGCGTGCGAGCTGACGCGTACTTCAACGAGAACCCGAAGTCGCAGCGAGCAAAGCAGCTGGTCCTCCACGGGGACATCACAGCGCTCAGCATCTACGCGAACCAGCTCATGCAGAAGGGCCAGAATGTCCATCACGGAAACATCCGTGAGGTCAGCCTGGTCATCTCCGGAGCGAACCCTGGCGCGTACATCGACCCCGTCGTCATGCGGCACGGCGACGAGGAAGTTGAACTCGCCGATGAGGCCATCATTTACACCGGTCTCACCATCGAGCACGCAGCGGCCGTCGCCGACGCAAAGCCGGAAGCAAAGGACCCGGAGAAGAAGACGGTCACGCCGACCGCCTCCAACCCGGACCCTGACAAGGACGGCGACAACGACCTATTTGATCCGGAGGATGGCGGGTTGGGACCTGACGCCACAGTGGCTGACGTCTTCAAGACGTTCACGCCCGAACAGCAGAACGTGGTTTACGCGCTTATCGGCGCTGCACTCGACAACGCCAACTCAGGCGATACCGCTCACTCCGGCATCCAAGGCGCCGGTGACAATGATGAAGGAGATGTTGTGACCCGCAATGTGTTCGACCAGACCGGCCAGGACCAGGCGCCTGCCCAGACCGGCTACACCCTGACGCATGCCGATATCAAGGGCATCGTCGCCGCTGGCATGAAGTGCGGCAGCCTGAAGACGGCTGCCGAGGACTTCGCCCTCGCGCACGGCATCGACAGCATCGATGTCATGTTCCCCGAGGTCAAGCTGCTCACCAACGAGCCGGACTTCCAGTCCCGGCGGATGGAGTGGGTGCAGGGCGTTCTCTCGGCGACCCGGAAGTCCCCGTTCAGCCGGGTCAAGACGATCCTGGCGGACATCACCCCGGACGAGGCCCGCGCCAAGGGCTACATCAAGGGGAACATGAAGAACGAGGAGTTCTTCGGCGTCACCAAGCGCACCACCACGCCGACCACGGTGTACAAGAAGCAGAAGCTCGACCGGGACGACATCCTGGACATCACCGACTTCGACGTGGTCGCCTGGATGAAGACCGAGATGCGGCTCATGCTGGACGAGGAGGTCGCGCGCGCGATCCTCATCGGCGACGGCCGTGACATCTCGAGTGCGGACAAGATCAAGGACCCGGCGGGCGCTTCCGACGGTGCCGGCATCCGGTCCGTCCTGAACGACCACGAGATCTACACGACCACCATCAACGTCAACATCGACGACGCCAACTCGACGGCGGACGAGATCGTGGACGCGATCGTGAACGGCATGCGGTTCTACCGCGGCACCGGCCAGCCGGTGTTCTACACGACCCTGCCGGTCCTCACGAAGCTGCTGCTCGCCAAGGACACCCTCGGCCGGAGGCTCTACCAGACCAAGGCTGACCTCGCGGCGGCCATGATGGTCCGGGACATCGTTCCTTGCGAGCCGATGGAGGAGGAGACCAGCCTGCTCGGTCTCATCGTCAACCTGGCGGACTACAACATCGGTGCCGACAGCGGCGGGGAGGTGTCGTTGTTTGATTTCTTCGACATCGACTTCAACCAGCAGAAGTACCTGATCGAGACCCGCCTGTCCGGCGCCCTGGTCAAGTTCAAGTCCGCCCTGGCCGTCATGAAGGTCGACTCCGCTGACGTCCTGGTCGACCCGCTGATCCCGCCGACCCAGTCCGGCAACGCCGTGTCCGGCGCCAACCAGACGCACGTGACCTACGTCGCGACCGGTGCGAACGGCGCCGTCACGATCTCCAGCGGTGCGTTCACCGTGACCACCGCCAACACGCCGGTCACCGTCCAGGCCTCCCCGGCATCCGGCTACTACTTCGCGTCCAACGCGGAGGACAGCTGGACCTTCAACTACCAACCGTAACAACTCCTCCCCACGGTGCGATTCTACGGGGCTGTGGGATATACCGAAAGCCAGGAAACAGCTCCAGGCGTCTGGGTCGATGTGATGACTGAAAGACACTACTACGGTGATGTCATCCGCGATCAAAGGCGCCTGGAGCCCGTTTCCGGTAAGGTGAACGACGATATTCGGGTTGATAACTCGTTTGCCATCGTGGCTGACGGTTATGCCATAGATAACATTCTCAACATGCGCTATATCATGTGGAACGGGCAACCGTGGACGATTACTAACGTGGAAGTTCGCCGGCCAAGACTCATATTGCAGATCGGAGACCAGTGGGATGGCTCAACGGCTTGATCTGCAAGCAGTACTCGAGGGACTTCTGGAGACTGGGAACGTATATTTCCAGCCACCGGAGAATCTCAAGATGCTGTACCCGGCAATTGTCTACAATCGTGATTTCCAGAACGCCCGGTTCGGAGATAACATTCCGTATGCTAGGACTCTCAGGTACCAGATTACGGTTATAGACGCGAATCCGGATAGTCCGATCCTGGACCGGATTGCTGAGATGCCGATGTGCACGTTCGTCAGGCATTTCACGACAGAAGGACTCAATCACGACGTCTACGACGTTTACTTCTAAGGAGTTGTTGCAGTGACAGCACTAACGTGGGACGAAGAGGTCAACCGCCTCTTCGAGACGGGTGTCGATCACGGCGTCCTGTACCCGCTCGACCCCGACACGGGTCTGTACAGCCCGGGCGTCGCCTGGAACGGGCTGACCGCGGTTAACGAGAAGCCTGCCGGCGCGGCTGCAACGCCGCAGTGGGCCGACAACATCAAGTACCTCAACCTCCTGTCCATCGAGACCTTCGACTTCACCGTCGAGGCCTGGACGTACCCGGTGGAATGGGGTGCCTGCGACGGCAGTGCGGCTCCGCATGCGGGTGTCGCTGTCGGCCAGCAGACGCGTCAGCCCTTCGGCATGGTCTACCGGACCAAGGTGGGCAACGCCGTCGAGGCTGAGGCCGGCTTCAAGCTGCACCTGGTCTACGGGTGCCTTGCGGCCCCGTCGGAGAGGGACTACTCGACCGTCAACGACACGCCGGCCCCGGTTCAGTTCAGCTGGGACGTCACCACGACACCGGTCCCCGTCACCGATTTCAAGCCGACGTCGCTCATCACCGTCGACTCGACGGTCGTGAGCTCGGACAACTACAACGCCCTGTGCACGATCCTCTACGGTGACGTGGGCGTCGACCCGCTTCTCCCGACTCCCGACGCGGTGATCGCCATGTTCGCCGGCTCCGTCACCACGGTCACCACCGTGGAGCCGACGTTCAACCCGACGGGTCACCACCTGACGATCCCGTCGACGACCGGCGTGGTCTACTACATGGACGGCGCCATCGTTGCCAGTGGCGACCACGTCATCGCGGCCGACAAGCTGATCACTGCCATCCCGGCGGCTGGCTACGTGTTCTCCGCGATCTCGGTCGACGCCTGGCACATTGTCTACTCGTAAGTAGACCGATGAAGGGACAAGGAATGCTCCGTCTAGTTTTCGGGAGTGAGTTCTTCGACGAGGCGAAACAAGAGTTCGTCACCGTGGAAGACACAGTCCTTGAGATGGAGCATTCCTTGGTCTCATTGTCAAAATGGGAGTCAAAGTGGGAAGTTCCGTTTCTCGGGCATGATAATAAGAGCGAGGAACAAGTTCTTGACTACGTGAAGATGATGATTGTAGGTCCCGAACCTACTCCGGAACTTTTCGCCAGAATTACAAATGACATGATTACTCAGGTTAACACGTACATCAATGCCAAGATGTCGGCGACGTGGTTTAACGATAAGGCCAAGAAAGGTCCAGGTAGGATAGTCACTGCCGAGATTATCTACTACTGGATGATCTCTCTTGGAATCCCATTCGAGTGCCAGCACTGGCATCTTAACCGGTTGCTGACACTTATCAAGGTATGCAGCGCCGAGAATGCGCCCAAGAAGAAGATGAGCCGAGCAGAAGCGGCAGCACAACAGCGGACGTTGAACGAGCAGCGGCTCAGGCAACTCAATTCGACCGGCTAGGGAGGTGTTTAATGCCGAGAATCAACTGGGATCAAGCCGGATCAAGATTCTTTGAGGCTGGTGTCGACCGAGGAGTCCTGTTCACGACTGGAAACCCTGGGGTCCCTTGGTCGGGACTTATCTCGGTCACCGAAAAGCCTTCCGGCGGTGGAGCAACTTCGTACTACATGGACGGCCAGAAGTACCTCAACGTGACAGCAGCTGAAGAGTATGCTGCAACGATTGAGGCGTTCACGTACCCAGACGAGTTCTATCCGTGTGACGGCTACGGACACGCGAAGACAGGACTTTACGCAACCCAGCAAGACAGGCAATCTTTCGGTCTGGCCTACAGGACAATGGTTGGAAGCGACAGCGACCCCGAAGATGCGTACAAGATACATATTATCTATAACGCGCTGGCAAACCCGTCCGAGAGAGCCAATCAGTCGCTTAAAGACACGCCTGACACCACGAACTTCAGCTGGGATATTTCGGTAATGCCGAACCTGCTGTCTGGATTCAAGCCGTCTTCGCATCTCGTCATTGACACCCGGCAAGCCCATCCCGGGGCCGTCTCGGACATGGAAGATATTCTCTACGGAACGGACTCGACAGAGTCGAGACTGCCAACGTTCGATGAGATCTTGACCGTGTTCGAAACCAATTCGCTGTTCGTCGTCACTGATAACGGTGATGGGACCTGGACTGCTACGGCTCCCGATGACCTAGGCGCGATCACGATGACGGACTCTACGCACTTCAGCATTACGTGGCCATCGGCCGTGTTCCTTAGCAGCACCTTGTACTCACTGAGCTCGTCCTAGAAAGGAGGCCTGAATGGCTACCGTAGACGGAATGACCGCTGCCGCGATGGAAGCGATCCGCGATGGCGTTGTCGTCAGCGGAACGATCGACGGATCTGGACACTTGATCCTGACGAAATACGGCGGGGGCACGATCGACGCAGGAGCGATTCTCGGCACTGTCCCTAGTGCGACCACCAGTGTTCAGGGTGTTGTCCAGCTCGCCACAGGCGCTGAGGCCATCACTGGAACTGACACGGCGAAGGCCGTTACCTCTGCGGCCCTTGCCGCAGCCTTGTCTGGAATCCTGACTTCGATAGCTGGTCTCCAGCCTCTGGATTCGGACTTGACTGCCATCGCGGCCATATCTCCGTCGAACGATGATGTCATTCAGCGCAAGGCCGGAGCATGGACTAACCGAACGATCGCGCAACTGGCGACCGACTTGTCCGCGTCAGCCCTTCAGCCGAAGGACGCTGACCTGACAGCCATCGCGGGTCTCACGCCATCCACCAATGACATGCTGGCGTTCAAGTCAGGTGCGTGGGCAAACAGGACTCTTGCCCAGACGCTTGCCGACCTCGCAACGGTCGGTGACGCGATCGGATACCTGTACAACGGCTCGGCATATTTGGCGGTTAACGCCCCAGGAATCTATGTCGGAAGCGCCGACCCAGGCTCTGTCCCGAACGGATCCGTCTGGTACTCGGTGTAAGCCATGTCATATAACCAGACACTTGTCGACAACTTTGATGACAACTCGTTCAGCACCTCGTTGTGGGCTAGGACAAGCAGCTCTACTGCAGTGGAAGCCAGTGCAAAGCTCACGCTTACGCCGAACGCTTCTACAAGCCAGTGGCTTGTTACCGTCCCGACGTACGACCTGACGAACGGGAACATCTTTGCTTTTCAGGCTACGAAAAGCGGAACTGCCGACTCGACCAACGAGATATATTTCGGAGCGAGCGACTCGGCGACACCAAACGCCGGCAACCGTGCGTCATTTGGCGCATTCGGCACGAGCGGAACAATCGAGTCGGATAACCAGGGATCGACAACGGTTTCCGGTTTCACGCTTGTCGGGACTCCTGCTGGTCCTACGGCTACTGGCTGGACAGCAGGAACTTGGTACGGGATAGGCAACTGGGGATCAGATAACATTCTCCATTTGTACTCGTCCTCGGATGGCCAGACTTGGACTGAGCTCGCTCACATGACGTTTGGCGGAACATTCGCCACAAGAAGTGCTTGTCATCCGTTCATCAGCGCTTTCGGTGCTGTTGCCGGTTATACACTCGCACTGGACAATGCTTCTCTCTGGGTTCCCAGTACTGTCCACGGCAAAGTTCGCTCCGGCGGTGCTTGGGTGACGCCAACGGCGGCCAAAGTTCGCTCCGGCGGTGCTTGGGTAGTTCCAACAGCAGTAAAGGTTCGTTCCGGCGGTGCTTGGGTCGTGCCTACGAACTAGGAGATCCGATGTCCGTCGATATTACGCAGACAGGGGACTGGAGCAAGACGTCGTCATATCTGCAAAGGATGGCGAAGCTTGACATCAGTCAGCAACTCCATGCTTACGGTCAAGCTGGCGTGTATGCGCTTTCAGCAGCAACACCGAAGCGTTCGGGTAAGACCGCGGAATCCTGGTATTACAAGGTATCCCGGTCAGGGAATACCTGGTTCGTTGGATGGTACAACTCCAATGTCCACGAAAGCGTTCCGATCGCAATTCTCATTCAGTACGGTCACGGAACTGGATCTGGTGGGTATATTCAAGGCCGCGATTTCGTTAATCCGGCTATCAGGCCAGTCTTTGACATGATAACTTCGGGTGTGTGGAAGGTGGTGACATCGGATTGAGCAGTGTTGACGAGCGCGTCGTTGAGATGACGTTCAAGAATTCGGACTTCATCAAGAATGTTCAAGCGACGCTCACCGTCCTTCAAGCCCTGAAAGACAAGCTGAACTTCAAAGGCGCTACTGATAGCCTTAATGCTCTTGACAGCGCCGGTAAGGGATTTTCGCTATCAGGCATTGGTAGTGCGCTTGATACCGTAGCATCAAAGTTCTCGACAATGGGACTCATAGGGATTACAGTCCTTACCAATATTGTCAACAGAGCGATCGATGCAGGCATTGAGATTACCAAAGCTCTGGCGATTGATCCCATTAAAGAAGGTTTCTCGAACTATGAGAACCAGATCAACTCGACCAAGACTATCATGGCGAACACGGGCGCTTCGCTCGACGTTGTCACAAGTAAGCTTAACGAGCTAAACACTTACGCTAATCAGACAATTTACAGCTTCAACGACATGTCGACAGCGATTGGCACATTTAGCGCCGCCGGTGTCCCACTTAACCAGGCTGTTGGCGCTATTAAGGGCATGGGTAACTCGGCAGCCTTGTCTGGCGCGGGAGTTACTCAACTCCAGTCAGCCATGTACCAGATGAGTCAGGCTCTTGCCGGCGGTGTTATCAAGCTCCAGGACTGGAACTCTCTGCAGCAGGCGCAGGTTGCCTCCGGGAAGAACTTCCAGCAGGTGTTCGAAGACACCTCGGCGTCGATGGGCAAGAATGTCGATGCGATTGTCAAGGCACAAGGTGGTTTCAGGAACTCCCTGCAGACCGGCTGGCTGACGGCGGACGTCTTTACCAAGGCCATGAACATTATGGCCGGCCAGATCGACCAGACCACCGGTAAGACGGTTGCATACAGCGTTGCTCAGATCCAGGCAATGGGCTATACGAAGGCTCAGGCTGAGAATCTTAACAGGCTATCAGCGGCGGCCATTAGCTCTGCTACGCAAATCCGCACCTTCACGCAGCTGATGGATACGCTGAAGGATGAAGTGGCGACAGCGTGGGCCACAGTCTTCAAATCGCTTATCGGAGATCTTCCAGCTGCAGCACATGAGTTTACTGCGCTGCACACGGTTCTTGAGAACCTGCTAACCAACCCGATTTATGCTCTGAATAACTTCATCCAGCAGCTGGCTAAGCTAGGCGCTATCGACCTGATCGTCCAGTCGATGATTGACGTCTTCCATGCCTTGTCTGCTGTCTTCAAGGCGGTCGGCGATGCTTACCGGGAGATCTTCCCGCCGGTTAGCGCCGACACCGTTGCCAAGCTGATCCAGAAGTTCGAAGAGTTCACGTACAGTTTGATTCCGACGAAGGCCGGCATCAACGAGATTCGTGACATCTTCGTGGATCTGTTCTCGGCTGTTAAGATCGTCATCGACATCATTGGTGACGTCGCCAAGGGATTTGACGGCGTCGGAAGCTCAGCTGCCTCGGGCGGTAAGAGCATCCTTGGTGTCATCAGTTACCTGCTGAACTACGTGAATGCGCTCCTTCAGATCATTGAGGGCAACGCTAAGTTCGCGGACTTCTTTCAGGGCCTGGGCGCCATCCTCAGCTCACCGATCAGGCTTATCGCTGATGCGGCAGGCGGATTCAACCTTCTCGGCAAGGGCATTCAGGATGCCTGGACAGTCGCTAAGCCCATCTTCGACTTGATCGGTAATGCGATCGGTTCGCTGGGCAAGTCGATCGCCGCCAGCATTCAAAATGGGAGTTTCCAGAACGTTGTTAACACGTTCAACCAGATTGTCCTCGGCGGAATTCTTCTGAGCATTAAGAAGTTCATAGACAGCCTGAGCAAGGAGAAGGAAGGCGCAGGCCTCTTCGACACCATCAAGGAGTCGTTCGAGAGCCTGACAGGCGCGTTGAAGTCCATGCAGGCGGAACTCAAGTCAGCAACGCTTGAGAAGATCGCCATTGCTGTCGGACTTCTGACACTGTCGATCATCGCCCTGTCCTACGTCAATGTTCAGAACCTCACGAAGAGCCTGACCGCAATCACAGCTGAGTTCATTCAGCTGGTTGCGTCAATGGTTGTTATCGACAAGCTTTCTGGAACTGCAGGATTCATCAAGCTTCCGCTCATAGCGGCGTCCATTGTCTTGCTGGCTGGCGCAATCGTCATCCTTTCAGCAGCGGTCGTTATCCTAGGGCACCTTAGCTGGGATGAGATAGTCAAGGGCCTGACGGCAATTACGGCTTTGCTGGCAGACCTGACGGCGACAATCTTGATTCTCGGAAGAAACCCCACGGGTCTTTACTCCACGGCAATCGGGATCGAAGTCATCGCTGTAGCCATGAACATCATGGCCGCAGCCGTAGGCAAGCTCGGCGCGATGGACTGGCAGACCCTTCTCAAGGGTGTCGGGACAATCGCCGCGTTGCTTCTCGTGATGGCTGGATTCAATGCCATCTCTGCAGGCGGAGCAGAACTGATCACCACGGCAGCAGCAATGGTGATCGTCGGAGCAGCCATCACGATCCTCGCTGGAGCCATTGACACACTGGGTAAGCAGCCTCTTGACGTCCTTGCAAAGGGACTTGGGACTATCGCTGCAGCCATGTTGATCATATCTGGCGGGCTATATTTGATGGAAGGCGCTCTTCCTGGAGCAGCCGCCCTCGTTGTAGCCTCCGCAGCGATCGTGATCTTGGCCGGAGCTCTTACCAGTCTCGGCGGATTGTCATGGACTGACATAGCGCAGGCTCTGGTAGTCCTGGCTGGATCGCTTGTGATCATCGGGACTGCGCTCATATTCATGGAGGCGTCGCTTCCGGGTTCTGCAGCTCTCATTGTAGCTGCAGCTGCACTTGCTATTCTCGCACCAGTGCTTGTCGTACTAAGCACTTTGTCATGGGAAGGCATAGCGAAGAGTCTAGTAGCTCTTGCAGGAGCGTTCCTTGTCATCGGTGTGGCCGGCCTGGTTCTTGGTCCGCTGACTCCGGTTCTTCTTGCCTTCGGCGCTGCGATAGCACTTCTCGGCATCGGCATATTGGCGGCCGGAATCGGCGTAGCAGCCTTCGGAGTCGGCCTGACTGCGGTCGCCGTGTCTGGTGGAGCAGCATTTGCCGTCCTTGTTGGCGGAATCGAAGCTCTGCTAGGCATCCTCCCGACCGTGGTTGTGACCCTCGGCAAGACGATCGCTCAGTTTGCGGTAGCTCTCCAGCAAGCTGCACCGCCCGTTATTGCGGCTTTCACGGCCATCATGACTCAGCTGCTGAACGCGGTTATCGTCCTCGCGCCGAAGATTGCACAAGCAGCAACGGCCTTGATAACGGCTATCCTGACAGTTATCGCGGCTAATTCGCCGAAGATCATCTCAACGATGGCGACACTAGTCATCAATCTTCTAACCCAGCTAACAACCAACACGCCTAAGTTCATAGCGGCTGGCGTCAGCCTTATCATCGCTATATTTAACGGCATGTCGGCTAACGTTTCGAAGGTTGTCGGCGCAGCGACCACGATGATTACCAACTTCATCGCGGCTATCGGCGCTAGCGCCCTTCGGATTACGCAAGCCGGTGCGACGATGGTTATCAACTTCGTGAACGGCCTTGCTGCGCAGATCAATGCGGATGCACCGGCAATGCGGGCTGCGGGTGTCAACTTGGCCCTGGCGATCATCAACGGCATGACTGGCGGTATTCTCGGCGGAATCCCGTCGATCGTGAGCGCCGCTCAGAGCATGGCCCAGTCTGCGCTGAACGCCGCTAAGAGCCTGCTTGGGATCAACTCACCATCCAAGGAATTCCAGTACGTAGGCGAAGGCATTCCTGAGGGCACCGTCGTTGGCATCAATAACGGCACTGGCGACGTCGAAGACGCTGCGGCAAACATGGGCTCCAAGGCACTAGATGCCATGAAGAACAGCCTTGCGGCGGTTAACGATGCGGTCAATTCCGGCATCGATCTACAGCCGAAGATCACGCCTGTTATCGACCTGACGCAAGCCAAGGCCGGTTTCAGCACGCTCAACGGCATGTCGAAGAGTCAGCTGATCTCTGCGAATGTGTCGACCAACAAGGCGACGTCCATATCTTCGGACAATGCAGAGACCGCTATCGCCCTGGGTATTAACCCTGCGGCTGGCACGAACTTGACCTTCGTGCAGAACAACACATCACCGAAGGCGCTCGATGCCGCAACAATCTACCGCCAGACGAAGAACCAGATCTCTCAAGTGAAGGGGGCGCTTCCCTCGTAATGCTTACAAAGTTGGAGTTCACGAACGTTCGGGGCGATGTGCTCTCTCTCCCGATATCTGACTATTCCAATGGCTACCTGGTCAGTGACATCGAAGGACTGGGCCCCGTCAAAGCTACGTTGACGTCCGCGTCGATGGCTCAGCTTGACGGGGCTCAGCCCCAGTCGAGTCGCAGGGATGTCAGGAACATTACCTTCAAGATTGAGCTAAAGCCGAATTACAGTGATACTACTGTTGACAGCCTTCGGACTGCTCTTTACGCATATTTGCTGCCGAAAGCGGTTGTCGGGATCAAGATTTACCGAGACGGAAGTTCCTGGGGTCTTACAACCGGGACCGTTGAGAGCTTCGACAACACGTTGTTCACTCAGAAGCCTGAGATGGACGGATCGATCATCTGCTATGACCCGGATTTCTACGGTCCGAGCGTCGTATCTGTGAGCGGCTCGACAGTAGCTGACACGACAACGCAGGCGATCAACTACGCTGGAACCTCTGATGCAGGGGTCATATTTACCCTGAATGTTAACAGGTCTATCGCAGGGTTCAACCTGTACAACATCAAGCCGGACGGCACTACACAGACATTCCTCTATGAGGGTGCTCTCGTCAATGGTGATGTGGTTGTTGTGACTTCCATACCGAGGCAGAAATCCATCATCAAGACGACATCGGGAACGCCTTCGTCCGTTCTTGCGGGTGTTGACTCCTCGTCTGCCTGGATCAGCCTTGGAAGCGGTATCAACGAGTTCCGGGCGGCTGTCTCGGGCGCAGCTATACCTTACACGATCCAGTACACCCCCAAATACGGTGCATTCTGATGCAACTCGAGTTCTGGACACTAGACGATAACTTGCAGAAGTCCGAAGTAATCGAGGGTTATAACTCGTTTATCTGGACTGAAAGATATTCTTCCTGGGGCGGTATCGAGATCAAGATCCCCGCGAGTCAAGCGGCGCGCTCCCTTCTCCCAGCGGGAACAATGATCGCGCAATCACTATCGACCTATATAATGGTCGTTGAGACGATCGAAGACGCGACCGATACAGATGGATCGGATATTCTTGACATTACGGGTCGTTCACTTGAGGCGATCCTTGACGACCGTGTCGCTATGTCTTCCGGTCAGGTTTCTGACATCGTAACGAACCCGAAGTGGGTTCTTACTGACACGCCTGGCAACATCGCACGTGCTATATTTATCTACATCTGCGTTGATGCGACGCTGGACGATGGCGACATCATCCCGTTCTATCATTCTGGAACGATCCTGCCAACTGGATCCATTGCCGAGTCGAGCGAAACCATTACGGTCAACCTCGATCCAGCCACCGTGTACGCGTCAGTGAAAACCATCTGCGATACATACGGTCTTGGCTTCAGGTTGGTCCGGAACGGCGAAACTTCGCAGGTATATTTCGAGATCTACACGGGTGACGACCGGACTTCGGACCAGACTGATCGGGCTGCTGTCATATTTAGCCCGAACTTGGATAACCTTTCCGAGGTGCGAAGGCTCACGTCCAACGCTGCGTACAAGAACCTTGCGTACGTGATCGGTAAAGACCAGGTGAAAGTCGTTTTCGGAGTCGGCGAAGATACCGAATCATCCGGATTCAAGCGCCATGTCCTCATCGTGGACGCCTCCAGCATCGACGCCACAAGTGTTTCAGACGTTGATGCTGCTCTTTCCCAGGCCGGCTTGGATGCGTTGTCTCAGCACCGGAAAGTGTACCAGTTCGACGGTCAGATCTCCGAAATCGGGTCGTACAAGTATGGTACCGACTACAAGCTCGGCGATCTGGTTGAAGAGCAGGATGTCACTGGCTTCGGTAATCAGATGTATGTAACTGAGCAGATATTTGTCTCAGACGATCAAGGAGACCGGTCATACCCGACTCTTACCCTGTCGCAAGTCATCGTTCCTGGAACATGGATCGATGTTACTCCGCCAGATGAAGTATGGTCGGATGTAGACCCAAGCCAGGTATGGGGCAACCAGTAAGGAGAGGAGGAAAAGATGCCAATTGGCGACGATGCCGCGGCCGCTGGCTTTGCTCTCGTTCCAGACACCGGCGAGGGCGGCGAAGTCAGGTTCGGTGCTCAAGAGATTAACCGAACCCGTGACTACGTGGCTCAGGTCAAAGCTCTTGTCCTGTCTATCTGGCCAGTCAACCGAGGCGGAACAGGAGCATCGACCGCTGCCGCAGCCCGGGTAAACCTCGGCATAGCCAGTGGAACAGCGGATCCGGATGACTCAGTCGGTGGAGCAGTCGACGGAAATATCTACTTCAAGATCGTCGGCAGCTAACTCATGGCTACGAATGAAGTCTCTGTTACTGGCAGTAGCACGATCAAGATCATGGTTAATCTTGTCGGGCAGAATGCTGAAGCCGGTACAGATACCTTCGAAGTCATCGGACAGATGGTCAACGCTGGTAGTGCATCGTCGACCAGTCCTGGTAGTAACATCGGCCGGTCTGTTTCCGGGTCTGTCTACGACGATCTTTCGCATTTCGGATTTGCGATAGCCGGTCACACCATATCGACCTTCATCGATGAAGAGTACACGATTGCCGCCGGTAGTGACGGAAATCTTACCGTGAACTTCACCGTATCTTACGGTGTAACAGGAACAACTTTGTTCTTGAGTAACAAGAGTGTCGGGGTGTCGCTGACGGCGCCGCAACTGATTCCTAGCACGGTGTCCGGCTTGAAGTTGTCCAATGTCACGTCGGACAGCCTGACATTGACGTGGAACGCAGCCAAGAGTGCCACGAGCTACTATGTAGACATGTGGCCGAACACCGCGGGAACTGGCACTGCAACTCGGACGACTGTATCTGGTACGACAACGGATATTTCGTCACTGACCCCAGGTAGCGGCTACAGGTTCAGGGTCACTGCTACTAACTCGGCGGGTAATGGTGGGATTTCTTCGCCCGTAACAGTTACCCTGACTTCGGCAGCATCAGCGCCGAGTGCACCGACGTTTAAGAACGTATCGGCCCGGTCGCTGACCGTGAACTGGACGAAGCCATCGAATCTCGGTGGAGCGACACTTACCGGTTATCGTGTAAGCAGGTACGACGGTACTAGCACGTCGGGAGCTTCCACAGACACGGATACTTCAGGTTCAGGGACTTCTCTGGACGTCACAGGCCTTGATCCTGGGGCAACATACACGTTTACCGTTCTCGCCAAGAACACGTCGAGCGATAACGGCGGCTTGTCTGATCCGTCAGCACCTAGCACGGTAACTCTTCTAGCTGGGGCTTGGGTTCGTGATGGCGGTGTATGGAAGATCGCAATTCCTTATATTCGTCATTCGGGCACCTGGCAGCTGGCAACTCCGTTCATCAGGGTCACCAAGAACACCGTGCCCTCCTGGAATCAGACCGACTAGGTGATTAAGCGAGGAGAGGTGAAGTGGCTTTCGATTCTGCGAAAGAAATCTCTGGAACTGGCTCTAATGGCTTTTGGAGCATGGATTATCTGGAAACAGGTATATTCTGTGACTCCAAACGGCTACCTGTGCGGCATAGGGTTCGGACTGATGATCCCATCCGCAAGGTCCGCGATAATCCGGATCTTGTCGGAGCCTGGATTGTCATCTTCCTCTTCGTCGCCACCGCCGGAGAAGCCCTTGCCCAATTCGCCGGAGGATTCTGGTGACCGAACCGGAAAACCGTGAGCGAGAAGAGCGGCTAGACCGGGCGGACCTGCAAGACAGGAAAGATCACCGAGACCGCCAGGATCGTCGTGACCGATGGGCCATGAAAGAACGGTTCTCATACGTGACTTTGGCTGTCATCATCATGATGCTGTTTGTTATATTTGGTGTCGGCGGAGTCGTCTACATCAATAATAACAACCGCGCCTGGTGTGAGATCATCCATATTTCAACACCAGTAACACCGCCGCCGAAGCCTTTCATAGGGCAGAATGACCCGAACGCGGCGAGAAGGTACAACGGTTACGAGGCTCTGCAGAGACTCGACCGTCGTTTCGGCTGTAACTAGCATTACGCAAGAGGGGAAATTCAATGAACAGCAAGGTGTACGACGTCCTCAAGCCGATCGCCATGATCTGGCTCCCGGCATTCGCATCCTTCTACTTCGCAGTGGCCTCGATCTGGGGCTTTCATGACACCACGGCCGTGATCGGGACCCTGTCGGCGGCCGACGCTTTCCTTGGAGTCATCCTCGGGATCTCATCCAAGATCTACACACCCCCGGTCGACGGCGCCATCGTGGTTGACAACAACGGCCTCAAGACAGTTCAGCTTCCCGGCCTCGAGGCTCACCAGATCGCGGCGAAGCCAACCCTTACTCTGCAGGTCAAGAACGAGACGACCGGCGCACCTTCGTAATTCGCGAGGAAAACAAGTCCTATGATGAGAATCAATGAAAGGACTAAAGTGTTTAGCCTCAAGAAGAATGAAGAAGAGCTACGCCGCCTTGAAGAGGCACTGGACCGAGCCATTCTAGATCTCGGGAACTACCCAAGCAATTCCAAGGAGTACGCATCCATCGCCAACGCCGTCAAGGTGCTCGCCGAAGCCAACGCAGTCGACCAGACTACGTACAAGAGGCCTTCGGTGAGCCCTGAGACGATGGCCACGATCGGTGCGAACCTCGTTGGGATCTTGATGATCCTGAACTACGAACGAGCGCACGTCCTCACCTCCAAGGCGATGCAGTTCATCGTCAAGACAAAGATCTGACCACAGAGTCGACAAAGATTCGTCAAAATGGGAGTTCCGCGTAAGCAGCCAGTCAACATACGGTTGCTTACGCGGGATTTCTGTTTTGTATTTTCGTTTTAAAAAATTCCCGGGGGGATTTTCCCCGGAGGAGTCGCGGCAGAAACAAGCCGTCTAATGAAGCCCCTACGAAAGGACCCACCATGAAGCTGAATGAAAACCTTTGTGCGGCCATCGACGGCATCAACATGACCCTCTCGAACACCACCGACGAGATCAAGCAGGTCCTCGAGAGCGACAACCTCGTCTACAAGACGAAGCGCCTCATCGAGATCAATGCTGAACTCCAAGTCGGACTTGAGTTCGCGAAGAAGGATGTTGAGAAGGAGATCGATCGCCAGAGGAACAAGAAGTTCTGGCAGTTCTGGAAGTAGCTTAAAGCCTAGCCCCGACAAGGGGTTTAGGTTTCTCTCGCGTGAAAAACAAGGTCTCTAATGAAACCCCGTTAAAGGAGAGATTATGAGCCTCAAGAAAGATGTTATTAACCTCCAGGCGATTTTCCCCACCATATCAGCAGACGACGCAGAAACTCTTGCGCGCTTCCACCGCCGCGTTAAAAACGCGAACCGGCTAGTTGTTGCGCGAGCAGTACTCACGCCTGTTGCCGTTGGTGTGGCAGTCGGCCTGGTCGTTACATTCGTCAATAAACTTGATAACGAATCGACCGAAACCGAGTAACCAAAGAGCCCCTAACACGGGCTTTAGGTTTCTCTTATATTTCGCGTCAAAAACACGTCCTCTAATGAAGACCCACTTTGTGAAGGGATGATACTAATGAAGAAGCAGATCGCCGCCACGAAGGAATTCGTCAAGCGCAACCAGACCAAGATCCTGGTCACCGCCCTTACCGTTGTTACGGTAGGTGCGATGATCCAGCGACAGGAGCTGAACGCGCACAACGACTTCCTCCGCGAGCACGGCCTGTACGAAGAGTTCACCGCCGACGAAGAGTAATAAACCAACGAGCCCCTAACACGGGCTCTAGGTTTCTCGAAAGGAGAAAAATGAGTTTGTTCAACCGGCCTCCGCGAGTTATCGACAATAGTACCGGAGCGGATGTTACGCCCGGGCGTAAGGGGAGGCATCGCCGAACTGGTACCGGATGCACGGTTACCTGGGGTGAATGCGACACGCGCAGCAGTCGTTCCGAGGATGATGAAGAGCAGAAGCTCCCTCACGTCTGCGGCGAGTCTGGCGATCGTCACATTCATCGCTGCACGGCCTGCAATACCCCTCAGGCCTGACGCATATTCGCGTAGAAAACAAGGCCTCTAATGAAGAGAGCAATGCAATGAGCAATCGAATCTTGACTGTGCGAATCAGTTGCCGAGTAGTAATACGTTCGGTAAGGGAATGAGATTGCAAATGCTGGACGTGAAAATCGTCTGCTTTCTTTTCTCTCGCGTCAGAAACCAGCCCTTTAATGAAGCCCCGTCGCTCAACCAGAAGAAGGACACCATGTCTGAACTGAACACCGAAGAGCAGCCCGAAACTACCGAGCCGTCCCGTGCGCAGAAGATCGCCGCCGCCGTTACCACGGTCGTCGTGACCCTCGCCATTGGCCTCGCCGCCACCGGCCTGTCCGACAAGGTCAACAAGCAGATCAACGCCATGATCCTGAAGACCGACGCCTGAAAGCCTTAGAGCCCCTAACACGGGCTCTAGGTTTCTCGAAAGGGAGTTAACCCATGGAACAGCCACAAGTCATCTATATCAAGATCCGTCCGCGCACCATTATCAAGGCCACGGTCATCGCCAGCCTGACATATTCCGGCATGCGAGCCGTCGTGCATCTCCTTCTCCCGCCGGTCACTGCGCTCAACGACCGGGTCCAGGAAGCGAACGAGAAACTCAAGCAGCAGGCGCAGGTGTTATGGGCATCGGAGACCTGACTAAGGCTGAGCGGCGAGACATCGTTGTCGATCTCCTGAATTTGTCTATGTCGGTCGAGGAGATCGTGGACAAGTACGGCGCAACGCCCAGGATCATCTATCTCGTGGCGAACCGGGCCGGCCTTAACATGAGTCTCCGAGGCAGGATCATGAAGATGCGAGCTCAGTTTACAGAGCTGAATCGCAAGATCAGTATCGAAACCCAGAAGCTATGGGACTCGGTAGACGGCAATATTTAGAGTCTTCGAACTGGAAGGAGGAGACGTGAACTGCCATATTTGTGGCATGCCAGGAGCAGATGTTCCAGATCCGTGCTGTAACGCACCTGACTGTGAGCATAAGCTTGACTACGTACACATGAAATGTCTTTCTCCTGCTCGTCAGCGAGAAGAACTAAC